ACAATGGGGTCAGGTGCAGTAGTTGGACGAGGAAAAGTTGTAGGTATTGCTGTAGCTGTTGATGGCTATGCGGGATACTTTCCTTTTGATCACGAAGGTGGTGGTAATCTTGAAAAAAACAAAGTAATTCAATGGTTTACAGACATTTGTAAATCTGAAGCTATTAAAGTTTTTCACAACGCTATGTACGATGTGTGTTGGATTAGATCTATGGGAATAAAAATTAATGGACAAATTGTTGACACAATGATTGCAGCATCATTAGTAAATGAAAATAGATTTAGATTTGATCTTAATAGTCTTGGTTGGGATTATTGTGGTCAAGGAAAAAATGAATCTGAATTAAACGAAGCAGCAAAAGAATGGGGAGTAGATCCTAAAGCTGATATGTGGAAACTACCTGCAATGTATGTAGGTAATTATGCAGAACGTGATGCAGAACTAACATTAAATTTATGGAAAGTAATGCAAAAAGAATTAAGTGATCAAGATCTTGGATCTATTTTTGAATTAGAGACTGATCTTTTTCCTTGTTTGGTTGATATGAAGTTTCTTGGCGTAAAAGTAGACGTGAGCAAAGCTCATGAATTGAAGCGACAGCTAACATTACAAGAAGAAATGTTACTCCACAAAATAAAACAAGAAACAGGACTAGATACTCAAATATGGGCAGCACGATCAATTGCCAAAGTTTTTGATAAATTAAATTTACCTTTCGAAAGAACTGCGAAAACTCAAGCCCCATCATTTACAAAAAATTTCCTTTCCACTCATGAACATCCATTAGTTAAGATGATAGCAGAAGCAAGAGAAGTTAACAAGGCTCATACTACATTTATTGATACAATAATAAAACATGAATATCGAGGTAGAATACACGCTGATATAAATCAAATTAGATCTGACACAGGAGGCACGGTCACTGGCAGATTTTCATATTCAAATCCAAATTTACAACAAATTCCTGCACGCAACAAAGATTTAGGTCCATTGATCCGATCCCTCTTTATACCTGAATCTGGTTGCGAGTGGGGATGCTTTGACTACAGTCAACAAGAACCAAGATTAGTAGTGCACTATGCATCCCTAGATCAAGACGCAAGCGTTTTTAATGTTAAAGATGCATACAATGAAGGTGATGCAGATTTTCATACAATCGTTGCGCAAATGGCTGACATACCTAGAGATCAAGCTAAAACAATTAACTTAGGTTTGTTCTACGGTATGGGTAAGGCTAAATTACAAGCAGAGTTAGGTGTATCTAAAGAAAAAGCAGAAGAATTATTTTCTATTTATCATGAGAGAGTACCCTTTGTTAAATCTCTTACACGATCTGTATCTAATAGAGCTCAACAAAGAGGACAGATTAGAACTTTACTAGGTCGACTTTGTCGTTTCCATTTATGGGAACCCAATACTTTTGGTATGCATAAGGCATTACCTTTTGATCAAGCTGTCCAAGAACATGGACCAGGCATCAAGCGTGCTTATACTTACAAAGCTTTAAACAAATTAATACAGGGTTCAGCTGCAGACATGACAAAAAAATCTATGCTAGAATTATATAAAGAAGGCATTGTAGCTCATATTCAAATCCACGATGAACTTGATATATCTGTCAAAGATGATACACAAGCTAAAAAGATTGTAGAAATTATGGAATCTGCAGTTGACTTGGAGATACCTAACAGGGTAGACTACGAGAAGGGTAAAAATTGGGGTGAAATACATTAAGGGGGAATATTAAAATGAACTTAAAAGAACACATACCACATTTTGTGGCAGAGCATAAAAAGGCAATAGCAGTTGCTGTAGTTATTTTAATTATAGCAATCATTATATAATATGAAACGAGACCGCAATGAATTTAGTAGATCTGTTAAAGAAAAATATAGTAATGGTACCGATTGTTGCATCCCTAGTGGTTGGAACATTTACGGGTGTCCGTTATATTGTTAATCTTACAGATACTATAAATTCTAATGAACAGCGGTTAACAAATCTTGAAAGAGATTTAAATCAACTTTCAAAAAACATTACTGATATCAACACAAGATTGTCTTCTGCCGAAGCAACATGGCAGATGGCAGAAAATCTATACAGACAATTAGCAGATCAAGTCAGAGAACATGACTATGATATTAAGGATTTAAATAGGTAGTTATGCATGGAGGGAGCCAGGATGAATTATTATTTTACGGGTATGCTTATAATACTAATGGTGTTGCTAGCTTTATTTGGAGGACCTAATGCATGGGGAAGGAATGAGTACCTTAATGATTACCCTAACAATTGTTCTACTGGGTCATTTGACGTACGTGTATCTCAAGAAGACCGTGATGGCTCCTATGAACATTCTTCTCCTAGCAATAATTATAATGACTATGACGATAATAGGAGGATTGAGTTTACTTACAGGAAGTATCTAGGTTCAGCATGCACTGATGAGTTTAAAGCAGTACAACAAGAAAACATGCATTTAAAACAGCAATTAGAGTTAATGAAAATGTGTGGAAAAGTTAACAATAACCCTACATTACAGCGTAACCCTAGCTTTGCATTGCTAGTAGCAAAATGTTCTGGTATAGTAATACCTGAAAATAAAAAGCCTGATGGTAGTTATTGGGATGATCTTAAAGATGACTACAAAAAAGAAAATCCTAATATTAATTTGATGGGTGATAGTCAATTATTAATGCCTAAAAATATTAATGACGATAAAATAATTTTACCATTACCTAAACCAAAAGACGATGAGGCGGAATGGAATGAGATTGAATGATTGATAGATTTTTATTAAAATTTTTTGGTGGAATTGATTGGATATCAGAACAAATAAACAATTTGTTTGCTCCTAGATGTAAATGTAAGAAAAAAAAGAATGGCAAATAAACCATTAAACATAAGCGAAGAAGCACGTGTACAGATGCCGATGAAGACGGTTGCCTCGTTAATCTGTATGGTCGCAATTGGGACCTGGGCATATTTTGGCATCAATGAGAAGCTCAACCAGCACAGTACAAAATTAGAATTGTTTGAAAAAGATTTACAACACAACACAGAGTTTAGAATCAAATACCCACGGGGTGAACTTGGTCAGTCTTCCGGGGAGGCCGAACTTTTTATGTTGGTGGAGCATATCGCAGGATTATTAGATGAGCTAGAAATAGAAGTTAAGAGTATGAGAAATAACGCAGTTAATATAGAATTTTTAAAAGAGAGAACAAAAAAACTTACAGAAGATGTTGAAAAATTAATTAGAAACGGATCGGGAGCACACTAATGGTTGAGATTGTATTTGCACTATTACTCCTGCAAGACCATAAAATTATTGAGCATCGTTATCACAACAGCTTACAAAATTGTTTAAAGGCTAAGCGTTATGCTATGAAGGACAAAAGCTCTAAAGATAGAGTGGTTTATAAATGCATAAAATCTAAAGCAAACATAGAATTATATATGGGAGAGAAGAAAATTCTTTCATTAATCCTTGAATAAAAAAACATATAGATCTTTCCTTAGAAAAAATAGAATGAAAAAAGCTAATAAAAAAAGAAATCCTGTGGCAAAACAATTGAGACATTTTAAACAAAAAGTGGTAAAGAATAAGAAAAAATACGATAGAAAAAAATGGCAAAACCAAGAGACATAACATCAGAAGTATTAGTGCCTAAACCAACTGCAAAAAATGATACTAATGGTTCATTTTTTATTGGTCAAGTTGCACTCGACACGCAACCAGATACTACTGAGATTGAGGTTAGACCATTAAACAAAATTAAACAAAGGCATTTAGATAACTCTAAAATTATTGATACGCCTTGGAAGGAAATAAAAGATGTTTATTAAATTTTTTAAAAATTTATTTTATAAGGAAGAAAAAGATCCTCATCTTGCTTTGTATGAAGATTTACCAAAACCTGAAATACCAGTTTTAAAATGTGCAAAACACATAAAGTTTAAAAAATCTTGTCCTATATGTTTACAAGTAAAAGGATATGCCTAGAAATTTTAGAATAGAAGCTGAATTAGTAAATGGTAAATGTCCTACGTGTAATTTATTTACAGTATTAGTAAGTATTGAAAGAGATTTTTTTAGATGTATGAGCTGCGGTTCAGATTTAGAACAACACGTTAATGGTAAGATAACTTACTTACCAGTCATAACATCACCTGCAACAGGCAAACCTTATGTAAGAGAATGGTTAGAGGAAGATGGCAAAAGCTAAAGGTTTATATAATAAAATAGCCCACGAGCCTATATTTCACAAAACGTCTATTGGACGTAATCCTAGCAAAGCAAAAATGAACAAATCACGCCGGCGTATGTTTAAAAAATACCGAGGCCAGGGAAAATAACTTCCTGCCTTTAAAAGAATTAAAGGCAGAAAGAAAAAAGGTGTGAATTACTGTGACATATATATCACAGTAAGAGTTATGTCAAATGTCTTTTGAACTTGTACAGGTAAATCTAATGTATATCTGATGTTTGTTGACTTCTTCTTTACCAATTTCTTCCATTTTTCTTTTTGATTCTTCATAGCCTGCAATCATGCAATGATACATGTCTGGGTATCTCTCTGGCCATTCATAGGGCTGCAAACAAGTGCCTGCAGTATAACTACACATAATTAATGTTAAAAGTATTTTCATTTATTCCTTGACTTAAATTCCTTAATACATATACTCCCATAAAATACAACAAGGAGAAATATGACAGATACAACTAAATTTAAAAATGTATCCTTATCTAAGAAAACTTATACTGATGTAGGATTACTGAGTAAAGAAATATTTGATGTACAATTATCGCTATCAAAAACTATAGAATATTTAGTAGACAAAGAAATGAAGAAAGTAATGAAAGGTAAAACAAATGGACAAGGAAAAAAAGAATAAAGTTATTTGCCCAACATGTAAGGGGAATGGTTATATTAGAATCCCTTATCGATTAGCTAAAGAAGAAATTACAGCTCAATGTGGAGTGTGTGATAGTGAAGGAGAATTGGATGCAGATAAAGTGGATAATATTATTGTTGATGCTGATGGCATTCACAGGTTGCAGTAGAGATTTAGATTTTAATCCTACAACAACAGTACTAAAACAAATAATGAAAGGAAAAAAATGACAATACAGGAAGACATAAAAGAACACATAAATACTTTAAAACAACAATTAGATTCTGATGGAGAAACTGTTTGGGATAAGCAGCACGGAGGATCTCATTACCAAAAGTATAAAATTCAGCCAAGCAAATTTGTAGTAGAAAATGAAATACTATATCCCGAAGGATGTGCTATTAAATATATTGTAAGACATCGTGACAAGAATGGTAAAGAAGATATACTAAAAGCAATACATTTTTTAGAAATGATATTAGAAAGGGATTATTCATGACTACTGAACAACAGATTATTGATGAGATTGTTAGAAAGATAACTAAATTGTTAGATAAACACGATGCAACACTGATTGCAGGAGCTCTAACAGCTTTAGGTTTTCAAATATACAAAACTCTTTTAACTAAAAAACAATATGCAGAAATACAAAGACATATTTTACATAGGTCTAATGAGATGAAACCATTTGAAGAAAGGAAGTTACATTAATGAAAAAAGTTACAATTACTAGTAAAAATATAACTACTAAACAATGGTCTAATCTCATATTAGAATTAAATTTAATGAAAAAAGCCTGGAATAAATATGCTAAATTAGAACTACACGCACCAGGTATAAAAAAAATTATAGCGTGGGGAACAAGGAGTCCAGATGAATATCATGACAAAGATAGATAAAGCAGCTTTAATGTGGAATAAAACTAAAGATCCACAATACAAAGATCTTTGGTATAAACTTATAAAGGAGTGGAGCAATGGAATTAATAATACTAAACGATGGACTGTATCAACTGATACCAGTCACCAAAGAAATAATGGAGGGTATAAAATTAGTAGATCAAGTTGGCTTAACTTGCTTTGATTTATGCGACATACTCAGACTAAAACTTACAGGATATGTAGATACATTAAATCTTCATATTATGAAAGACGGCAGTGGAAGTTTTTATGGGTGCATGTGTAGATAAATTAAAAAAATGTTACAAATGTAAGAAAGAAATGACTTTAGATAATTATTATTTAAGTAAGAATGGCAACTATAATTTCTGTTGCATACCTTGTGATAAAAAACGAAAAGCTGTGTATCGTGCTGAAAATGCAGAGAAAATTGCACTTGCAGAAAACAAGTACATGAACACAGAAAGAGGCTATGTGAATGAAGTAATTGGTGGTATATTCCAAAGAGCAAAAAGAAAAACCACTAGAAAGAAATGGCTACCAGATATGAGTAAACAAGATGTTTATGATGAATTAATGTTGTATGTCCAGGATCATGGCAGAACGTGTGAGTATTGTAAGGAACAATGGACTTATGTCAGGCGACTAGGAACTAGAGGAAAAGGATATAGTGGAACTAAAAGAGCAGGAATTGAAACTAATTTTTCAATAGATAGATTAGATACAACTAAAACCTACAGCAGGGACAATATAGTTTTTTGTTGTGTAGGCTGCAATAATAGAAAAAATGCAGTAAGAATATCTGATCTTAGAAATATATTAGAAGTATGGAACAAAAGAAAGTCATGAAAGTATTAGATCTATTTAGTGGCCTGGGTGGATTTAGTTTAGGTTTAGAAAGAACAGGTAAATTTAAAACCGTAGCATTTTGCGACAACGATAAATATAGCAAATTAGTGCTGCAAAAACATTGGAAAGGAGTTAAGATATATAACGATGTCAAAGAAATCACAAAAGAAAAATTCATTGCAGACGGAATTCAATTTCCCGATA